TTCTTTTGCTATTTCCTTTGTTGGACAAACACACTCTATTTCAAAGTATGCTTCGTCCGTATAATGACTTAATGTGACTACATACATATTCATCTCTCATTCTCCTTTTTTAATAAAATTCAAATTTGGTCTTTATCAAAAACTTCAATATCATGTAAAACCTGCGTAAAGATTACGTTGATTCAGCCTATCTACCCAATAATCGTTATATAATGAACTTGCAAATACCCGATTTGCACAATACTTGCTTTCCATGCGACTTATGCTTGAGTGCTAGGTGAAATCCTAGCCTTTTTTTATTTGGTACCTGTCGATCCGTATCCGTTTGTTCCGCGCTCACTATGCGATAACTCGTCCGCTTCTTCAAAATGCGCTGTTACTGGCGCTATGACGTTTATACTCAATATCCTTCCTGTCTTTTCACACCTGATAATCTCTTTTTCTTCATTATGAAGTCTTGTATGATCCGCTAAACTCATAACTTCTAAGTTAGATATTTCATTATTTTGTTTGTTATGGTCCTTATGATGTACAACTTCCCAATCTTCTAAAGGTCTACCTAAATGTAAGGACATTATGTAACGATGCTCCATCACATACCCGTCCTGATCACAGTTAGGATGTTCCGGATGATAAACAAGAACATAACCACGTGAATTTACTCTTCTTCCACCTTTAAATAGTGGTTTTTTCGCACCCCTATTTTCAAAATTAGGGTTATCTTTACCTAGATACATCGTTTCTCTTCTCTTGTTATCACATTTTCTACTACAAGCTTTCCTTCTCTCCCAATGACTTGGTTTGGTCTTAAAAACCTCTCCACATACGCAGCACTCTTTAAATCTTTTATCGGATCCCTGTGCTCCCAAAACCATTTCCCCCTCTTTCTGATTCACTCAATTCATCTGCTTCAACAAAACAAGCTGTCATTACTGGAGCGATTACTCCTTGAGCGATTCTGTCACCACGTGTCACTTCATAAGCTTCTTCTCCCATATTTTCAGCAATAATACCTACCTCTGATCTATATCCACTATCCACCGTTCCAAGAATAACTCTCAACTTTGTATTACGCGTCATACCGCTACGCGGGCGTACCTGCAATTCATATCCTGGTGGAATCTCGAAAGCTAATCCAGATGGCACGACCTTCGTTTCACCCGGCCATATAATCGTGTCCTCTGCTGCTACAAAATCAAATCCAGCATCACCAGGTTTCGCATACTTCGGTAATTCCACATCTTTCACTCGTTTAATTTTCACTCTTAAATTCATTCTTCAATTCCTCCAACTCTGATTTTGAAATAAAACGGGCCTGCACTTACTTCCATATATGTCTTCTTAAAATCGATTGAAATACCTAATCTCCACTCATGATGTCTGAACCCTAAACTAAATCCTATTCCCATTCCCATTCGTTTGCCCCTTCCATCTCGTAACTAAATTTTGCAATCTATCTCTTTCTTCCGTATGGTGCTTGTAATGAGACTTCGCTATTTGCAATTGCGCTTCTAAATTATTAACCTCGCAAAACCATTTACTAGCTTGTCCTTGTTCGTGACTCAGCGCTTGTTCATACAGTTCGATATGTTCAGCCTTCATCCAAACACCCCTTTATAGTCCTAATACTTCCATGATCTTGCCAATGTTCTCATCAAAACCTCGATATACATTTCCACCTATAATGAAGGTTGGTAAAGTATTAGATTCATAAACTTTAGTAAGTACTTGTCTATGCATTGGAACTTCATCAACATTTAATTCTTCAATATCAACCTCAACAGGGCAATTTTTCAACATTTCCTTTGCTCGTTTGCATTTTGGACAAGAATTTCCTGTGTATATAACGATCTTAGTTGCCATTCTCTTCAGTCTCCTTTGCTTCTGCTAATAATTTAGTAATTTCGTAAGTACCATGCTCTGTATATTTCATTGTGTTTCCTCCTCGTGATCAGATAATAGGTCTTCCAATGCGATTGCAGTATTTTCGAATGTGTGCCACTGTCCTTTATGAAATCCCGATAATCCTAAATCCCCACTATCAAAAGCTTTGTCAGCTTCTTTTCTGCTCTCTACTGCCGATTCACGTAATCCTCTTATAAGCTCTTCAATCGCTTCTCTCATTTTCTCCATCTCCTTTTAGTAGCCCCGCCAGTTCCTCGCAACTCCCTTCAAACAAGTCGCGCCCATCCGGTAGCTTGTATATGTGATTATCGATTAATTTGTTGATTAAAACGTCTTGCTCCATGTTGCCTCCTAGCTGATTTGTTTCTTTTTGTATTTCCTTGGTGGTTTTGTTGCTGCCTCGTACGGATCCATCTTCCTTTTTACCCTTTGATAAAACGCTTTACTATTAATTCCGTTCGCTTCTGCTAAAGGAATGTATCTCTCAAACCCCTTTGGCTTTGTCGCTGCTTCGTATGGTGTCATTCCTTCTTTTCGGCGGCGATAGTATGTCGAATCGCTTATCCCATTACTTCTGGCTAATTTCAGCATTTTCACATTCTTTTCTTTCCCTTCATAACTCGTACCAACTGGTGAAGTAATTGCGCGTTCCATCGTCCATCCATGACGTAATCTTTGGTCAAGCAACTTTTCACTCACTCCAATTGAAACAGCTTGTTTAATTTCCTCTTTGGATGGTTTTTGATAGTTTATTTTTCGATATACAGTCGCTGGGATTGTTGCTGCCTCTTCTGGTGTCCATTTCCGACGTTTCCCATATAGAATCCTCGATCTGAATGTTTTGTAATCAATTCCATTCTTCTTTGCTAACTCAACGTACTTTCGATACTTTCTTGCGAATTCGCCACTCAATGGTTCTGTAATTGCCTGCTCAACTGTTTTCTTTCCTTTTTTAATTCGTTGATTTACAGTCTGCCTACTAATACCATTCTGTTCCGCTATTTTATATTGCACTTCCGTTGGTTTCTCCTTACTTTCCATTCCTTGTCACCTTCTTTTTCCTTACCCTTGACGATATTTCTGCTGCTTCTTTTTTAGTCAATCTTGGGACTGTCGCAGCTTCAATTGGTTCCCAAAAAGATTCTTTAATACGTTGGCGAAATAATCGATATCCAATTCCGTTTTCCACCGCTATTGCTAGTTCTTTCTTGTACTTTTTCGTAAATGATTCATTCACAGGTCGTGTGATAGCTTTTAATATGTTCCAACCTCGTATAATCCTCTGATCTACGTTGCATTTGCTAATACCATTGTTCTTAGCAATTTCATATTGTTCCCAAGTTGGAACTGGAAGGTAATTATTCTCCGTGCTTGCATATTCTTCTTCGGCATACCACCGATCTAAATCCATTTTCAGATTGCCTCCTTCTTAGCTCTATGTTTAATATTAGGCGGAGTCGTTATAGCGCGTTCTATCTCCCATTTAAGTACAAAGACTCTAGTTCTTACTGTTCGTTTTCCAATGCCGTTATTTAGTGCTATGCGGTATTGTGACGGCGTTATGATATCTGTTTTGGAGTGTGCTCTTTTCGTGCATTCTATTGGCGATAAAACTGGCGTCGTTGCCGCATCATCAGGATTCCAGTTGTAACGTTTAATCCTGGAGAAGAACGTATCATATGAGATACCATTTTGTTGTGCCAATTCCCATTGTTTTGCATACAGTTTTTTTAAACTAACGAATAAAGGCTTACTAATTGCGTCCTTTACAGTCCAACCATAAACATTAATCCGCTGATCTACCGTACACTTCTTTATTCCGTTACGTTTTGCGATTTCATATTCTTCCCAAGTAGGAACAGGACTATATTCCATAAAGTTTCACCTTCCTCACTTTAAATTAGTTACAACAACGTCTCCCGGTTTCTATTGGCGGAACAGTAGCTGCCAATTCTATATCCCACTTATAATTACGTATCCGTGAGTGAAATGTTTGATAGTTAATTCCATTTGCTTCAGCTAACTTAGCCATTTCTTTAATAAATTCAGATGGCTTTTTAACTGGTTTCGTGGCTGCTTCTTCTGGAGTAAACCCTAAATTAATTCGGCTATAAAATGTGTTGGGATTCATTCCGTTTTTCACTGCGATTTCTAGCCAGATTTCAGATTGGCTTTTTTTAGAAGCGCGTTTCTTTCCTGGTGGGGTTGTTACGGCCTCTACAACATCCCAAGCGCAGTTGTAAACACGATTTCTTAAAGTATTCTTATTTATTCCGTTTTCTTCAGCTCGTTGATAATCAGATTGACTTAAAATCCCCTTTTTCATTTCAATCCCCCTAATCTAAATTCATAATCTCCGTTAAAGTCCTTGCACTTACAACAGTTTTTATAATGTGAATCCTTCCATGCTTCGCTTTGGCATCGCTATTTGCAGCTTCTTCACTCTTTGATTCAAACCAATCAATTTTCTGTTTCTCATCCTGATCATAGAAGTGAACTTCATACGTAGGCGTTATAGCGTTATGGTTATTGCTGTGTAGAAACTTTTCTGAAGTACTAGTAGCTGCGTAATCAAAAGTTCCTATGACATCTTCAAACGAAAGTTGACCGCTTTTCACGATGCAATCCCTGATTTCTCTTCCTGCTGCATACGATGGATTTCCATTATCCTCGCTATAACGGCATGACGCTTTCTATCCACTTCCTCAGGCGTCTGGTTCGCAGCCTGGCAAACGCATGGCCCGAATTGATACATACCCATTCCAGTTCCGTTTTGAATTACTCCAGTACCATTACACGCGCACATAATCGTCATCCTTTCTTATTACAACTTCAATTCCCCGTTCTGATATTTGGGCTATTGCAAAGGCCATGTTATTTTGACCTGATATTTGTAAGCGTAGTTTGTTGAAGATGTATAGTAATTCTTTGTATGAAAATTCAATCTTTTTACCTGTTGGCTGTCGCAGTAATTGCCCTTCCTTTTTTTCAAACACATCGATTTTTATACCATTCTTATCTTCCTCTATTTGCTGTTGTACTTCCCGTATACTCTTGCGGTACCCATAACGCTTGCCAACCTCTTTTATTAGGTCAAACAACGTTTTCATTTCAATCCTTTTAACAGTTGGATCTCCATAGCAAATTGAGCAAGCTGTCCTTTCCTTCTCTTCAATACGTACCTCGTGTATATCGATGTTATCAATTGCTGCACCGCATATATCGCAATATGGTTTAGATGGAGCTTGTACATCGTCAAATAACATTTTCCTTCTCCCCTTTTACGCTTCTTTGAATCTTTGAAGACGTTGCTTAGCAATCTCTCTTCTGTAGCTTTCTGCTTTATTTTCAACCGTGAGGCTTGTTTCAACCATTCGATCATAGGAACGCTTTCCTACTTGGTTCTGTAGTTCTTTAGGTTGAAGATTACTTGTATATAAGGTAGGAAGCTCTTTTCTATATCGGCCATCTATAATATTGAACAATTTCTCTTCTACCCATTCCGTAGTCTTTTCTGCTCCAATATCATCTAATATAAGTAAGTCGCATTCTAAAAGTGCTCTCATAATTTGTGTTTCATTTTCTTTGTTTTCACTGTTAAACGTACTACGAATGCGTTGCAATAACTCCGGAACGCTTTGAAATACAACGATATATCCTTTTTTCGAAAGTTCATTTACAATTGCTGCAGCTAGGTGAGTTTTACCGTTCCCAGGATCTCCCCAAATCATTAATGATTCGCCATTCCATTCTTTAAATGTTTTTACATACTTCATCGCTATTTTGTAAGCAGTCTCGGATCCATTTCTATCTAGAAAGGATTCAAAAGTACTTTTCGAGAATCTTTCTCCTAAATTACTGATACTAAACAACTTTTCTATTTCTCGTTTCTTAGCAAAGTTTTGAGCTTCACGTATTTTTGCTTCTTCACGTTCCACAACACATTCACAAGTAGGAAGGATTTTATTTTTAATACGTAGTTGTGGCACTTCAACAGTTATTGCTGCAATGTATTTATTGCAATGCTCACATGTATATCCTTCTGTTTCTTCATTACAAGCCGATGTATTCACTATCCGAGTCATTACTCTTCCGATCGATTCCGACACGTTTATTCGCTCCTTTATTTCGTTGATATTCAGATTCTAAAGCTTCCACATCATTTAAATTCTTAATGTTTTTGTTAGACCACTGTTTTAAGATACCCTCAGCATAATTCCATTTAGCTTGTTTTTTTAATGCACGTTCCATAGCAGCTATAACCAGTTCTTCGCTTGTATCTTTAATCCACTGTTCTATGCTATCTGCCATGAATGGATTTAAAATTCCAATGTTACTTTCATAGAATGAGAATGGATTCTTATTACTATTACTTTTTGTTAAATTAGTATTGTTAAGATTAGTATTGTTAGTGTTTCCCTCAGACACTACCCCTAGTTTCTGTAAGACACTACCATGGTTTCCCTCAGACACTACTAGTTTCTGTGAGACACTACCATGGTTTCCCTCAGACACTACTAGTTTCTGTGAGACACTAGGGGTAGGAAGAACATAATAGATATTTGATAAGTTATTACCTTGGTCATCTTTCCTATTAACCTTTTGGATGTATCCTTTTTCCTCTAAGGATTTAATACATTCTATTATTTTCTTTCTTCCACACCCAACTTTCTCAGTTAAAGTCGTCAAGGAAGGGAATGCTGATTGTGTATCACGATTCGCGTACCTGACAACAACTGCGTATGTTTTAAATTCATAAACATTTAAATCACAATTATCAATTGCATCATTTTCTAGGATGAAAAAACCACGTCTTTTATCAATAAAATTCATTCAATCCACCTTCTTTATCATCAAAAACGAATACTCTGTTTCAATTTCGTATCCAGATAGTTTGTACTTTCCTTTTCCAAAGTTTTTGTTCATATCATATTTATAATCTTTCCAAATACTTTTACGAACTTGGTATGGCCTTACATGATCGTAACCACGTTTTTCTAAATCACGAACTCTCCTTAATAACTTCCCTAAATGTGGGCCTTTCAAATGTATAGGTTTATTAACCTCATCGTTCCAAGCCATTTCATACACTCTCCCTTTGGCATACCGCTATATCACCTTGAATTTCAATTATTTTGTATCCTGGATAGCGGTCATGAGTAATGTACTTAATCGCCCTCAATTTCGCTTCTTTTTCGTTTTTCACGCCCTCCCATACCCATGAAGGAAGGACGACTTTCGATTGATTTTTATCTAACATAGGCTTTCACTCCTTATTTACTTAGAAGAAACGACTGTGATATAATAGAGGTACATAATAATCTGTTGTTTCTCAAACCATTCGATTAGGCGTAGTCGAATGGTTTTTATTTTGTTTTGATGCTGTACGCATCATCATGACCAGAAACGAGGTGGAGGGGAAAGGGTGTCCGCTCCTGATCATGATGACAAGCACAACGCTTGTCCTATTTAGCTAGAGTGATAAACTCCTTATGCATTTCCCAAATCTTATATGCACTTCTATGTAACCCTTTATCTTTTAAATCACGTATCATTTTGATGATGTTTGCTTTCTCTTCTTTGTCCCGCTGCTGTCTATCCATCACTTTTCATCCTTCATAAACCTTTTATCTATCCAATCCATCAGACGAATGAATCCTGCGGTCAAAATGACAATTACCAGTATCATAAAATGTGAGAATGTGCTTTCTTCCATCATTTACATTGCCTCCTAGTCAATAATTTTTAAGTATCTTGGTCTAGGTTGTTTAACTACCGATGTTTGTCCTGTCTCGTTATCTATTAGTATTTTTTTGTTACCAGTTTCGCACATAGTGTAGGTTTTCAGATCAGGGAAGACTTCTTCCGTAAGTCCCTTACCTGTTTCTTTTCTTTTAATTTCGCTCATGGTTGTGAATGAAGTGACGCAAAATTCAAAGATGTCATTCCAATCATGGTAATTAAACAAGAACTCCGAAACAGATTCTCCGATTTTGGTGTCTATACCAATCTCGTTTATAGCCTCCATTGTGGAGTAATAATCCTTAATGCCAAACTTCTTACCCTTATACTCTTTTGATATCGGGAATATAGTCATAAATTCTCTTGGCGTTAACTCACCTATAACTTCTTTTATCCAACTAATAAGCTGAAATTTAGCTATCAATCCTTCATATGAATTTATATCTTTTAATTGGTTAACAAACTTAATTCCGTAGTACACTATTTTTCGAATCGTATCTTTATCACACGCCCCTGTTTCAGCGATTTGTTGAGTTCTGTCATTAGTTACTTTAGTGAAAACTCTGCTATAAATAGCGCAGTAATCAATTTCTTTCTTTTTAATTCCAGCTATAACTCGAAATTTTCCCATGCTACTTCCACCCCCTCTTACATAATTTGTAGATTTACTTACCTCCTTTTTGTGTAAAATTATTTAATTTTTTCCATGTGAGTTCTTTAAGGAGCTGTTTGTGTTTTTTTACTAAGCAGTTCGGTATATCGTCAATGGATTTCAACCCTAATTGCTGTTTTAAGTAGGACGTTATTTGTCTCATAACTTTAGTTGTGTCTTTCTTAATTAAGTCTCGAACAGCTTGTTCTAAGTCATTTTTCGAGCCTTCCATCGCTTCGAATGTGAGTTGTACTTTGTTTCCTACAAATTGTTGCGCTTTTCGATGACGATCTTTTTGCAAATCATCACGGATTATTTTTGAAGCTACATTTGATAACTGCGCCTTTGTTAGTCTTTCGTCAAAACTCCCTACAGTTTGGTCTAGCGTTTCGACTTTTTCTGTGTGCATATCAACTGCCTCGCCAAGCTTCCCTACATCTTGACCTACTTCTTCTAACATGTTGCTTTGACTCGCGAATTGCGTTTGTACCAACGCAAATAACTTTTCAATCATTGCATCGTTGCTTCTCTTAATAACTAAATCCCCTGATTCGTTAAGCGTGATTGGTAATTGTCTAATTGGATCCATTTTTATTCCTCCAGTTAATTAATTTTTCTGCCTGTTTGAGCGATTTTTAAATCATTTATGAACTCTTGAAAGGCTTGAATACGCGAATTAAGTAAATCTTTAGTAGCATCACTCGAATTCGCTATTGAACCCCTCATAAGAGAAGAAACCACTGCATCTTTTAAGAACTTGTCCATGTATGCAATAAGGTTATGAACGTTCTTATTGGAAATATAATTCATTGACTTTTCTTCTTTTTCCATGTCGTTTGCATCTTTAGATAATGCATCAGCTTTTTGTTTGTAGAAATCAGCGTTGTCTTTATACTCTTGATTCTCTTCTTTTAACCTTTCAATCTCGTTAAGAAGGTCATCCGGAACAACTGGTACTTCTTTTACTATCTCTTTTTCAACAACTTGAGGTTCTTGATTATGTACGTTTTCTAGTTGTTTCATTGCGACTTGCTCTGATTTTCTTGCTTGTTCTAATTCCCTTTGTGATTCTTGTATTTTGTGCTCTGCTTGTTCTAAGAGCTTGTCCTTTTCTTTAAGGGACTTTTTCACTTCCCGAAGCTCACGAACCGTCATTTCATCGACTGTTTTTTGTTCCCCTGTTGATGGAATGGTATGTGGTTGTTCGATGAATTGTTGGCGATCTATTTCTTGTGGAAGTGATAACATTTCAAAAATTTTATTTGGCGCTAAATTCCACGACGTCGTGGAATTTTCGAATTGTTCGTAAGCGCGCATGAATCTCCTTGCTTGTTCTTGCGAAAAATCCAGTTGATTCTCGCACCATCTACCAAATTCACCATGCATCAAATCATTTTCTTTCGCATGTTTTAATCGCTTTCCAATTTCAAATATCGACTGTCCTGCAATTTGTTGATAGCTTTTTATTTCTGCTGTAATGACGTTGATGTCGTTTGATAAGTTCATCACTTCATTCATTCGTTTCACCTACTTTCTCGTTTAAAACTTGTAATTGATCCATTTTATTTCCCCTCCGTTCTTGATGTTGTCATTTCGACAACATTTTGAGCAAAAAAAAGTTCATCTATTGATACTCCAAGTGCATTTGCTAGGGTAGGTATCTTTTCAGCATCTAATCTTCTCTTTCCGTTTTCTATGAAAGAAATAGCTGAAGCGTGGCTGAAGTCAAGCTTCTTAGCTAATTTTTCTTGAGTAATATTCTTTTGCTTGCGAATATCTCGAACTCTGCTTCCGAAAGTCATATCCGCTTCACCTCCTGTCGTTGTCGTTTTGACAACTTCTTGATTTCATTATAGGTTGTCATTTCGTAAATGTAAACCCCGTTTTGTCATTTTGTTAAAAATATTTTTACAGATAGTGAAAAGTTGTCAAAAAGTGTATATACTGTAATTAAAGAACAATGCTTTGCAATGCAAAACATTGCAAACTACACAATGGGATCTTATTTATAAAGGGGAATAATAAAATTATGAACTTAAACGAAAGATTGAAAGCGTGTCGCGAAAAGAAAGGTTACACACAGACTTTCATCTCAGAAAAATTAGACGTGAACAAAGCCACTTTATCTAGTTACGAATCAGGAAGACGTAAACCTGACTACGAGACATTAACTAAACTAGCAGACATATACGAGGTTTCAGTTGATTACTTATTAGGAAGATCAATACATCAAAAATTAACAGTAAAAGAAACAGAAGAGATCAGTAAAGAGACTAACGAATGGATGAAACTAATCAACCAACTATCAGAGGACAACAAAGAGTTATTTAAATCAACAATTCAAAGCTTTATATCTAAAAATAAAACTCCGTGAGACTAATAATTGTCTACGGAGTTTTATTTTACTTTTTTTCTGTATTTGATAATTCTAGTAGCATTTCACGTAGATGATCAATGTTTACCCCTTCTGTCTTCTCCATTAATAATAATTCAGATACTAAATTCTCCATAATACGTTGTCCCCCTCGAAATGTTTATGTATCAGCTTTTATAAGACTGTTTTGGAAAGCATTTGACCACATGGTCGATTCGCTTCCATTCCCCTTAAATTAGAAATGACACTATCAACAATTGATAGTGTCATTTCCTTTATCTATTAAATTCCCGTTGTGTTGCGACAGAATCAGCCGCCTGTCCCACCGGGATCAGCTTCCATATATAGTACAGGTTGTTCTGATTTAGCAACCTGTTGTGTTTCTTCTGTTTTTACTGCTGTAAAAGAAAAACAAGCTACAGCGGCAATCGCTAAAATCGATTTAATGACCTTTAATTTCAATCATTTCACCACCTTTATGTATGCCTTCATTATATCATTTCAAAGCCATTTTAGGTAGGGAAATATAGAAAAAATCACCTGTTTTTTCAAAATCTGCTATGGCCTCTTCAAAGAATGTTTTATCTCCTGTAGCAAGACCTTTGTAGTATTTTTGGAAAGGAGAAAGACTGCCATATTTCTTTTCTAACCCCTCTAAAATAATAATCGCCTCTTTCTCTCTGCCTATTTTTGCGTATAAATGTGCTTTTTCAGCTAAACTCGACGGGTTTATTTTATCAAGATTCTTTTCATGAACTATATTAAGAAAATCAAGCGTGTTTTTTATAAACCCTTTACGATTAAGAAGTTTTTTATTTGTAATGATTGGAAGAGTGGCGAAAGATTGTTCTAAAAAATAATGTGCCTTTTCATAATCCATCATATGCGTTTCGGCCAATGTACAATAAGCTAATGATTTCATACAATCATAAGGATTAGTTTCATCGTTTATAATTTCGAAACATAATTTCCTCGCAGTCTCTAAATCATTTCCTCTTTGTGCACTCATTGACTCCATTTCTTTTATTCGTAATGAATATGATTTTCTAATGGTATCTTTACTAACATCATCAATCATTGGTTTCAATTGATTTGTATATTGTGAAACCATTCGATAGTCGCCAAAATTTAGTTGAGCATATATAAACGCAAACCCTGATAATATTTTAGCTTCGTTGTTAGATGTTTTAAAAGAATTCCTCATCTTGTCCGTCTCCACAAAAAAGTCATTATTAGATATCCTTCCAGACAGTCGCAGAGCAAGTAAATCATAAATAGATGCTATTTTCTTATTTATTCTTGCGTTTTTCGTAGTTTTATCTGAGTTTATTATTTTAGCGGTCAATTGTTTTTGTAATCCGTATTCGCCATACATATTCAAAACTTCCATGGCTACCCGTTCATTAACTGGCGTTAATTGTTCGAACATTTTTTTGACGCATTCTCTTCTATAGTTGATGTTATTCGGTTTATGCAACCTCAATGATTCTACAAAGTGCATAAAGTCAAATTCACTAGTCGCTTTAAAATAACTGTTCACAGTTGTGTGACTAACATCGAATCGTTTAGCTAATTTACGATTCGTGTACCCGTTACTCTTTAAATCCTCATGCATGTTACTTAATAAACTCTGCATTATTTGTCCTCCTCGTGGACAAAAAGACACGTAAACCCCATTTTCTTACATAAAAGGAAAACGTGTCACTCTCACTCTAAGTTGTGTTATAATATGTATGTACAAGATCCGCGACAATGTTCCCTAGTGTGGTTAGGGGGCAGTGTAAGAGTGTTACCAGCACTACTTACACCGTGGGTCTTTTTTCACGTCCGTTTATTTTATTTGTTTTCATAATATCACATTTTTGGCAAATTTCAGTCATGCAGTTATCAGACAATTATTGAGAAAATTAAGAAATCCCTTATTATCAAGGTTTCTCAAGCGATACAAAAATAAAATATGCAATTATGCATGGAACGCTTGAAGACCTCACATGCATATATTACCATAAAATCGAACTTTTGTTCTAAGTATTTTTATCATGATTCAAAATTAATCTTTTTAAAATTAAAATGTTTTATAATTAATCGTTTTATCCAAATATATACCATTTACTTTGCTCGTTCGCTTATAATTGTCACAGATAAAAAAGGGCGGTGAATAGTCATTGCTTAGCGAACGACTTATATACTTTCGAAAGAAAAACAAACTTACTCAAAATGATGTTGCTCACCATCTTAATGTTGTTCGTTCAACATATACCAATTGGGAAGCGGGAAGATCTGAACCTGACGTTTCTACTCTAATCAAGATTGCTGATCTATATAACATTAGTCTGGACAATCTGGTCGGCAGAGAATACCGGATACCACCACAAGTCGAGGTCATATTAGATCAAATTTCTAAACTAGACACAGAACCACAAAAGAAAGCACTAAACCTCTTAGTGGAATATACATACTTGGTGAAAAAGTATTTTATGTAGGTCTCACACTCCTTATTTTAACGTATAAACACCTTTAAACATCAAGGTAATATGAATCCTCTATTGAAGATTCTAAAACAAAATACGGAGCGTTGCAGCGCTCAATATTTCAAATTAAAGATATTGTATTTGAATCCATAGTAAAAGAAATCATTTCCAAAATAAAGAGGTAAAATTTTACATAATTTTACCATATTAACCAATGAGGGCTTCGGCTCTCTTTTTTATTTTCTTTCGACAAAATATGACAATATTCGAATTGATTGTTTGCTATGATAGGCTCGGAAATCTTACATTTTACATAACTGGAGGAAACAAAAATGAAAAAACCGTTCTACAAAAAATGGTGGTTCTGGGTTATCGTTGTTATCGTAGTACTCGGAGCTTATGGTAATAGCAGCAAGGATACAGAAGATACTAAAACAGCTTCTACTGAACCAAAACAAGAGGCTAAACAGGAAACGAAAAAGGATGAGCCTAAGAAAGACGAAGCTAAAAAAGAGGAACCAAAGAAAGAAGAACCTAAAAAGGAACTTTCTAAAGAGGGCGAGTCTTCTAAAGTTAAAATCGCTGTAGGTTCTGTTGAATCAACAGATTCAGTAGGTGGTCAATACTTAAGCGAAAAAGCGCAAGGTGTGTTTAAAATCGTTGAGGTTTCTATCACTAACAACCAAAAAGACGCTATCACTGTCGATGCTAACAGCTTCAAATTAGTTGATAATCAAGATCGTGAATTCAAATACTCTACACAAGCTCAAACTGCTTTTGATGTAGGTAACGGCGGTAAATCTGATTTCTTCTTAAAACAACTTAACCCTGGACTAACTCAAACAGGAAAAATCATTTTTGATGTTCCTGCTGACGCACAAGGCTTAGTTTTAAAAGCTCGCGGCGGTATGATGGGTAAAGAAATTAAATTAAAAGTAGAATAGTTGAAGGCACTCGAAAGAGTGCTTTTCTTTTTTCTCAATCTTCTAACATTCTATAATGTGATATAATGATATTGGATGAGAATCCAACACTCATATTATTAAAATTAAAGTGGTTATCAAGTCGGAGGAAGGCACCTTTGGGTGTCTTTTCTTTATACAAAAAAACACGTCAAATTAACTTTTAAACGTGTTTTTCGGTGAAATGATATTTAATATAATCTATCCCTAGACTAACTAACGGAATAATTATTGCTAAACTTAACGCATAAACCATCGTTTTTATACCTGTATAGGGATACCGCCAGCATTTCGGAAAAAAACCACGTTAAGAATTTTTCGGTTAATGTTCCCCTGATTTAAGGACAATACAAGGGGAGAAAGAAACATCTATGCTGAAAAGTGTAACGTATACTTTTGGAAAAGGTTTATGGCAATCATTTTGGTAATTACTTTTGGTAAAAGACTACCTCTTTGCTATCAAGAACCTTAACCAAGATTGAATAAATTACAAAAATTATGGTTTTTGGTAACTAAAGTTTTCCTTAACGCTGTTAAAAGTACTCGTTTTTATGTTGAAATTTGCTTAACGTGGTTTTTTTCCGTTTTGCGGTCTGTACCCCTGTATAACCTAGAAATTTATCCGCTATAACTAACGCTAAAACAAATAATATTGTTGATTTTATAAATAGTTTAAGAAGATCAATTTTCATATTAGTTCCTCCTTCATATCTCATTAGAAATGCAAAACTTTTCAAATGAGTGTATAATATACATTAGACAGAGGCACAATTGCAAGAGAACAGAGTGGTTGAGACACCCTGTTCTATGTAATACTCACTTATTAGTGAGTGAACGGAACATAACTAAAAGTAAAAAGTAACTATCTTTAGCACTCTTAGCCACTCTACAGCTACGTTCATAGCTTGAGTGGCTTTTACATATGTAAAAATAGATAAATTCCGCGTTTTTTGTTCTATATATTCAACGAAAGGTTCAATGAAGTACCTTTCCATGAAAAACAATAATACAGCCCCTATCAATTCTTTCACATGTATCACCTCCTTCTAATAAGAACTAAAAATCAACAGCAATTGCTGATAAAAGATTGCTTGATTTTAGTTAACTTACCAGAGGTAGGTTGACAATCCCACTCATTTAACTAACATTACTGGAATAATATAGCATGTATTTGCAAATTTGCACATATCAGAATTTTGAGTCAAAATTAATTTTAAAGCATCTCAACTTTATACATTAAACATTACGAATCACTTAGATACCGCTTCTCGTTTTTTTTGATAAATGATTTTTCACAGATTCTTTAGCTGTCTTTAAATCGATTTTCTCATTTGGAATAACATCCATGACATTTGATTTAAACAAGAAATGTTGTTTCTCTTCAGTTTCTACATAAATCATGTACTTATCTCTACCAACTACCTTACCCTTCAAAGGCTTTCCATTACTTAATACAAATGTACATGGCATTTCATAATGTTCTAAATACATTAAAATACTATCAAAAAACATATGCATATACTTCATCCCCCTTTGAAACAAGTATAACAAGAAAAATTAGATAATAATATTAACCATTTAAGCACTTAACAACTTAATAATTTCACGTACTATATCCGATTGATAAAACCAAATTCAGCAGTAAGGCCTATTCTACCATCCCCATACATAATAAAAACCCCCTAAATAGGAGGTTTAGGAATAACAAAGTACTAGGGTGCATATAACTTTGCTTTAAAGGGACAGGGATGTCCGCTTTTATATTTCTTTTCTTAGACGACGTAAATGCCTTTCCGAAATGCCCATTTCTGCTGCTACGGACTTCCATTTTGGCTTTGGATTTTCTGCGATCAATTCTTTTAATTTAGCTAGCTGATTATCAGTTTGTCTTGCAGTTTTCTCTTTATGTTCTTCTAAGCTAACAGAACCACGGGTTTTTCGCTTTCTTAGCTTGTCCCTGTGTTTACTTTCCTCTGAATCAATTAATGTATCCATCAATTCAAGTTCTTCTTTTGTTAATTTTATGTCTAATTTTCTAAAAATCGTCTCTGTTTTCATTGGTTTAATTAAATTTGACGCTAATCCTCGCATCGTAAACCCATTTTCCGCAAACGCATCGAAAAACTTTATAGCATCTCTATACGCATCTTTCGCTGTTCTTTCTACTTCTTTTTTCGTTTGCGGTTCTTTAAATTTATCATTTATCTGAAATGTCATTTCTAACGTCGCTATTTGGTTTTTAACGATCAAAGCTGTCGTGAAGGCGTAAATGTATGTCATGTCGTGTCTATGCTCTATTTCGCCATTTCTGAGCGCCACAATCTTCTCTAAATCAGATTTCCTTTTTGTATTTAAACTATAAAGGTTCATTACCCCTTTTTGAGAAGGTAGTGTTGAAATTGACCCTTTTTTACGTGTAGCAGTTCGTTTCGGTTGTCTCTTCTTTTCTAAAGGTGGTACATAATCATATAACTCTTGTAGATCGTGTTCGCGTCTTGTCCAAATTTCAAGTTCTATTTGCTTTCCAGTTTTGCTATGCGTTGTATATGGCATGCGCAGGACCCTTGAAAGGTCGCTACATGATCCGTCTGCACCTAATGGCATCAACATTTTTATAAAATGGTTTGTTATGTATTGAGATAAAAATGCCATTTGTGGAGCTGCGCCACCTTGTACAGTGTAAATCAGTTGCATTCCTCGACCATACATAACTAAATTAGGACAAGGGAGCATCCCTTCTGCAATGAAATCTTGTAAGTTTTGAATCACGTATTCTTTTGAAATATCCAACTTGTAAAAATCTAAATCTACGCCGATATTCCGTATTTGTTTTAAATCTGTCGCTTTCCTACTTCCAAATACAAAGCTATTCAATGACAGATAAAAGTCCTTATTTGAAGGATTAGACATATTTGAAAGAGTTTTAATGTCATTTGTGCCTATCCATAATTGTTTCTTCTCGCTACCGCTTAAATCTAAAACGGCTATATACCCACTCTTTTTATGTTCTGACAAGTAGCATTCATGCCACTCATCAATGAACGATTCCTGGTGTTTCCTTATAGCTAACACAAATAGACCTCCTTTTGAGAATAAAAGGAAGTCACACAAGGATATAAAAGTATTTACCTTATTGATTAAATTTGATATCATAGAGACATAAATTAATTAACAACAGGGTATACACCTTGTGTAACTTATCAGAGAGTCTTAAATCCAAAGTTTGGTCGCGGAGGATTTAGGGCTCTTTCTCATTTATTCGATTAATTTCTACATCAATTGTAATACAAGTTTCATATAGTTACAAGAAGCAGGAAGATAAGCGTGAAGCTTGTCTTCTTTTTTTATTGTTGATAAAACCTTTAGGGAGGATTGACGAATCTTAGGGAGGACAAGCCTATGTCTTCCCTACCTCGCAACATGCATTTTTATTAATATTGCGAAGCCTTTGCGATGCCCTATAACCTTGAAAACTAATAATCAATGATTAACCAATAATAAATTTAGCGTTTTTGGTATATTTCATTGAATTTAAACGTAAGTATCTGTTAGAATCAAAAATATCAATGATTAACCATTGGTTTTGAAAGGGGAATATATATGCTATTAGGAAATCCGTATGCGATTGACTTAGGAAATGGTTTTACAAAGCGTGCTTCAAAGAAAAACAAATCACTAGAGGCTGATGTTATTACAGAATTATCGGTGTTAGCGCCTGTTGATGACTACTACAACGAAGCTAGTTTCACAAAAATTGAATTAACGAACACCGACTTCCCTTACTACATAGGAGAAGAAGCTAGAAAATCAAAACTTCCATTAATTCGCGCGCTTGGCGAGAACAAAGCAAAACGTTATGAGGATCCAACGTTTAAGAAACAGCTATTCGGATTCATTGCAAAAGACTTTAAGAAGAACGTTACTATTCCGTTACTTGTTACCGGTCTTCCAGTATCTCACTTCGGTAATCAACGCGAATCAATTCGTAAGGTCGCTATGGAAGAAACAGCAGTGAAAGTAAACGGTGAATTAATCACAGTTAAAGTAAAAGAGTGTTTAGTAATCCCACAACCAGTAGGAACACAATATTACCTGGTAAAAAAAGAAATTATTAATAAAGAAGATCGTATCCTTATCATTGATGGTGGATTCGGTACATTCGATGTTACTGATATGTCTGGTAATGCTGTTATCGACCGTTTAGGAACTGAATTAGGTTGCGAGAAAGCATTCATGGCTATTGAACAAATTGTACGCGATAACATTGGCGAAACACCTGATTTAAGTGTTTCTAACATGCACTATATCCTTGAAAATGGCTATAAGTACAATGGCTCTCTATACGACTTATACACTCATAAAGATGTAGCTGAGAAAGTAGATGAAGAATTACAACGTCATTTCGATGCAGCGTTACGTGAAGTGTCTCAAAAGTTTAACTTAGCTGTATACGATAAAATCGTTTGGACTGGCGGAATGGCTGCTCTTCATAAAAAGCGTATTGAGAAGAAAAAAGAGCAATTCCCAACATTTGCGGTTCTAGAAAATGGTCAAGAAGCTAACCTATTAGGATACTACTATTTAGGATGTGATGTCTTTGACAAACTTACAAAAGAAAAAGCTGCAAATTGAGCTTAACCCTAACAATGATAAGGTCCTTTACAACTTTGTAACTCGTTTAGAGGAACAAGGTAAGGGGCAAAAGGGTTACGTAAATAAGCAGATTAAAAAAAGATTAGAAATGTACCAGGTACTTGCTGAAGTTGCTGGTGAAGAAGATCCGCTTCAATTAGTTAAAAAGCTATTAATCAATATAAATACTCATGGCATACAGAATGATGCAGGAGAAGATGAGAAACCTTCTGAAGAAGCTGTCGATAATGCTATGGAGTTAATTAATGGTTTCAACGATTGGTAATAACTATCTAACAAAAATATAAGATCCCTCCTCTCTTTTCTCAAAAACAGCAGGAATGATAGCATATTGGAACTATGACCCTGTGTTAACAGAGAGGGAGGAGGTTAATTTTGAAAGGGGAGAGCATCATGAGCAATGTTAACCCTATGTTTGAACCTTCCGGAAAATCTACTAAAATAACAAACCAACAACTTCGTAAAACTCGTTGCGATAAAAAGAAAGACGTAAAAATCCCCGTAAATGAAATACAAAGACAACTAATAAGATCCTCAGCATACCAAAAAGGAATAACCACTACACAATACATGTCTAAATTAATTACAGAACACCTAAACATATCTTATATTGCAGAAATACACAATTATGACTATATCGATACTAAAAGATATATACATGCAAAGTTAGATCAAGAAGTTCATAAAAAACTTGTCCATCTCGCTATAGAATGGGGAGTATCGCAGCGCCGCGCTGCTGCAAGAATACTTTGTTTCGCTTTAAAAACAATGTGAAATGTTTAAAAGCCCACTATTTATTAGTAGGCTTTCGTTTAGAAATCAAATCTTCAAGAGCTTCATCTAATAATTTGCTCATCGGAATTTTTGTTTCATCAGATATTTGTTTTAGCTGTTCATACAGATCAATACGAACAGCGTTTGATAAGGCTTTTCTTGTTTTTAAACCACGATTTGTGCTCATATATATCACCTCTAAATAAATTATAAACTACATTCCGAACACTTGCAATTGAATGTAGTTGAATGTATAATTTAGCTACGGAGGTGAAATTATGATACTAGCAAAAAAAGTTCGGTTAAAACCAACTAAAGAACAGGAACGACAACTTTGGAAATCAGCAGGAACAGCGAGATGGGCATATAACTGGACATTGGGAAAGCAAGAAGAAAACCACAAGAACGGAAATAAATTCATATCTGATGGCATTCTTCGTAAAGAATTGACCGTTTTAAAACAAACTGAAGAATATGTTTGGTTGTATGAGGTGTCCAATAATATCACAAAACAAGCAATTAAAGATGCTTGTGATGCGTATAAAAAATTCTTTGCGAAACAAGCAAAGAGACCGAAGTTTAAAAACAGAAAGAAGTCAAAACCGTCTTTTTACAATGATAATGTCAAACTCAAAATCAAAAATAATAAAGCCTTGATTGAAAAAGTTGGTTGGATGAAAATATCTGAACGAATACCAATGGACGTAAAGTACTACAATCCAAGAATCAGTTTTGATGGTAAGTACTGGTATCTGTCTGTAGGAATTGAAGAAGAACCACAAACAACGGAATTAACAGATGTTTCGCTAGGGATTGATGTCGGCGTAAAAGAGCTAGCAGTATGTTCAGGTGGTCAAGTGTTTGAAAACATCAACAAAACAAATGAAGTAAGAGAAGTAGAGAAACGTCTTCGTCGGTTGCAACGTCAAGTTTCTCGTAAATACAAAATGAATAAGGAGGGGAACCGTTTCGTCAAAACGAGCAACATTATAAAAATCGAAAATGAGATACAACACTTGCATAGAAGATTATCAAATATCAGAACCAACCATCTTCATCAAACGACAAACGATATCGTGAAAACCAAACCATATCGAATTGTAATGGAAACTTTAAATATTAAAGGGATGATGAAGAATAAACACTTATCTAAAGCGTTTGCTAATCAAAAACTTCATGAGTTTAAACGACAAATGAAATATAAGTGTGAAAAATATGGTATTGAGTTCATTGAAGCTGATAGATGGTATCCATCTTCTAAAATGTGTTCATGTTGTGGAAGCGTTAAGAAAGACCTAAAGTTATCTGACCGAGTATATCGCTGTGATTGCGGTCTTGTAATGGATAGGGATTTAAATGCATCTATCAACTTATCATATTATCAATTAGCAAATTAACACCTAAACGTTATTGCTAATATGTAGGATTCGTTGTATCCGAATTTACGCCCTCGGAGTGTTATATCAAACGAAAGTAGCTTTGGCCAAATCGGACACGTAGAACAGGGAAATAAACAAACTTTTTAGATTTTTATAAGGTTTTGGCAACGGTGACAGCATGTACAGTAAGTACGATGTGATGACGAAAGAAATACAGCTAATGAGTGCTGGGAACTGGTGGGAACGGACTAAAATTGAGTGGGCTTTAAAAGAGAAATACCGTTTTGAAGTGAAGATGCTCAAAATTTACTTATTCCGCATGAATATTATCATTGAGGATATGGAAGAGGAAGATTACGAGTGTAACGCTAGTGATTTAGCTGAGATACTTGTTGAGGACTTTCTGGAACATATAAGATCCAAGAATAGTATGGAGCAGTTGTATCAAATTCTAGAGAGTAAGAAGCACTATACAGATTGCGAATTAGAATTTAATGAAAATGATGAAAGGTACGGAACAGTTGAAGTGAAGATTGATAGAAGGACATTGAGAAGAATTGAAGTGTTTTTCTCTGATATGGCTCACACCTACCCTATGCATGGATATACCGCTGATAAATTGATTAATATCTTAATGTGTGACTACATGAAATATTATGCTGAAGAACCTGGAAAGAAACTATCCCTACTGAAACGCAGATTTTCATAATAATTAAGATTCCTATTTTCGGGATGTTTAAAAAATGAAATCTTTGGCCACTCTTGTACTAAGAACTTAAAACAGGAGTGATTAGAATGGGATGGCTTATTTCTGGCAAAGGGAGAAAGTCAAAGCTCTCCAATTTTCTGGAGAAAAACAAAATTACTCAGCAAGAATTAGCAGAAAGAAGCGGTGTAAGTAAATCTACAATAAGTCGCGTATGCCAAGGTGATAAATTCTCTCCAACAATGAAGAATGCACAAAAGATTGTGAGAGCTTTGAAAAAGATAACAAATAAAGATGTTCATTACGATGATTTTTGGATGTAGCTTCGTGAAAAACGGGGCTATTTTTATTCTTTTAAAAGAACATATATTCTGTGTGATAAGAACAAAAAAACGGAATAGCATTAACAAATACATTCCGATATGATTAGAAAAAGGAGGGATGAATATGGCGAAGGATATAGTAAGAAGAAACCAAGCTGGAGCTATTATTTATGATAATATCAATGATTTTGAGTATTTGAACATACCTATGATTCTTAAAGAAGAAGACGCGCCAGTATATGAAGTTCTTAGTGTTGGTACTGCCGGAAAGGACGACGTTGCAGCGGTTTCAATGGATAGAATTACAATGTCAAGGACCGTCATACAAGTAGCAACAATTAAAAATTGTGATGGGAGCGTTAAAGCGTATCGCTTACCAATAGAATTAGAAAAATGGGTTCAACACTGTATGAACGCAGTGTTAGAAGGATACAAACCCTTCCCAAGAAAAGTGGCGTTTGGAATTATTAATAATAAATATTATGTTGAATTCAAATAAAAAAAGCCGCCCAACAGGACGGCTCTTATTTTTGTTCATCAAACTATTCTTTTGTATAGTAGTATTTAAGACCTTTCGCATCTAACCATGCAGTTGCTCGATCTAGTTCATTCCCTTGGCGATATGCTGTTTCAAATCTAACTAATCCCTGTTTATCTCCATATGAGATAATACGAGATTCATACCCAAGAGCATCCATCATTCCTAACATTTCTGGTACTAACGCTGTTCCGAATTCATACGTAACAACTTTATTAAATTTATTCACTATAATTTCCACCTTTCCTGCGTCTTGTAATTTATTTAAATTTTTCATGCTAGATGCTCTATTTGCACATTGATTTTTAAACCACTGAACACGTCCTTCATCTAACATTCGATGCGGACAGTACTTCCCGTTTCTCTCTTGATGAGTCTTAACTTTACTGATTGGAATATCAAACTGAATCATTAATTGGGCGATTACTTCAATTGCATTTAATTCAGCCTTGCGATATCTCGCTCCGCCTGATTGTGAATAACAAATTTCCACCCCAATACTATGACGATTCCCTCTCCCATTACCATCTCCAGCGTGCCATGCATTTCTGTTAAAAGGAATTAACTGAATAGCTTCTTTATCATCCACAGCGATATGAAATGATGTTCCAGTGCTATTGTTAGCGACATTATTACGCTCATTTATAGCCGGTGCGTCGTTGTACGTGTTATGAAATGTGATTTCTGTTGGATTCATCTCATACGGGCATAAGGCATCGTATCGACTTCTTGGCACTAACATTTGTTTGATTTCCATTATTCAACATCTCCTTTTTTCGTTTCTTGTTTTGCTTTACCACCTAAAATCTCAACTGCATTTGTTAAAGCTGAAGGTAAAGGAATACCCATTCGACCAGCATTTTCTAAAAGTGATAACAACTCATTCCCAATAAAGAAAAAGATTGTTGCTTCACGAATTGCGCTATTGCTCCCGAATTCTGAATCTAACTGCGCTGCCACTCCAACCAAAAGAAAAAGCACCACCTTTTTGGCGATGCCTTTAAAACCTACCTTGCTTTTCAACTCTCCGTTATATCCTGCTGCGAATACTCCTGTGATATAGTCGATAGCTGCCATAATAACTAGAACTTTCAATGTTGTATCCCATCCTCCCAAAAAGTACCCGCAAAAAGCTCCAAAGGTAGCTATAAATGTTTTCAGTAATACATCGATACGATCCATCTTTCCACTCCTTTATTCAAAATAAAAAAGCCTGCTATAAGCACGCTTCGTTTTGTTATAAAAGCCGTATTTTATTCGAAATAAAAAGCCCACTCTATTGTGCGCTTGTAATTAAATCTGCTCTTTCATTTTTAATTAGGTATGAGTCGATACCACTCTTTAGGTCTGGTCGCTTTAAAATAACATAATCGTATGTGTAAGCTTCATCGATAACTCTTTGTGCTAAATAATTTGCCACTTTACATACCTCCAAGTAATAATTCGTCCAATGCCTGTTGCATGAGTTCCTGATGTTGTTTGAGTTTTTCTAACTCTGATGGTTCTTCTGGTTGAGGTTCTTCAGGTTGTGGCTCAACCGTTTTAACCCACTTCTCACCATCAAATACAGGATCATAAGCAAGCCACGGGCAAACTTCTAAAGTACAATTAGCAGGAATGTCAGGTTCATAACCTACAATAACGTCTTCTTCATACAGCACTTTAATAGTTTCATATTCAACATTGTGCATCACGCAATCTGGGCAATCCTGTTTACTGATTGGTTCGCTGTAAGTAGCTTCAAATACAATAGCCTCATCAATGTTTTCTGGTCCTTCACCTGGATCGGGAAGAGGCGGTTCGTAAGTGCCATCCTCGATAGATTGATGTACCTCACATAACTTCTCTTCTGTAATGATTTCTTTCTGTTCTTCACGATGGAAAGTTTGCTTCTCGTAGATCGGTTTCTCATCCAAAGGGATAATCTCCGTAAACTTTCCATTCGCATCATAACAATAGCCGTAATATTTAGCCATGTGTTTTCCTCCTTTTTAATCCACTACATAAGTAGCGATAA